CCACAAGCACCCTGCCAAGGCTCGGTTCTCTCTTCAATCTGAAGGCCCAACAGTTTCAGGCCATCGACATAAGCCTTCTCCCACTCTTTGCGAGAAGCCTTATCTTGATCAATCTCTGCTACCAGATCACCGCCCAGACCGGCGATGACTCCTTCATCCACATACTCTGCCAAGTTTGCATCAAACGCATCGGCAGTCTTGGGCTCTGGTACGAGGCTGATCTCCATGCCATCGATACCAATGTTGACTTCTTCTGGGTTGACAATTTCAATCTCAATAGGCGCTTCTTCTTGCGCCAACTCCTCAAGACCCACTGGCGCACCATAGAGTGCCTTATCAAAATTTGTTGCCATGACTATCCTTAAATCAGTTTGACTTTTCCGCCCTTGCGGTACTCATCAGGCATTGGAACACCGCTTCTCAACAAAGCCTGGGCTTTGGCGACTTCTTCTTTTTTCTTCTGTTGCTCACGGGCATATCGTTGTTTGATCTCTGGAGACAGCGTGCCGGGCGCAACTTTGCTTGGCGTCAAGCCAATAGGCAGAAGAGACTCTGCAAGTTCACTTGCATTGGCCGCGCCTGCACCCCCAAGCAATCCGGCAGCAACGCCTGCCTTCCCCCCAAGTCTTGAGGGTTTTGGATGAACTTCAGTAATCTTGTTGCCGAAGTGGATTCCTCTTCCAGCATCGCCAATCGGACTCTCAGACTTGTAAATCTCCACTGGGTTCATTCCAACCTGGGGCTTGGTTGTGTACGGGGCCTCAAGAAGAACAGAGCCTGCTTTGCGGGGGCCGTAGTCTTCGGCCAAGACCAATTGCACTTTACCCGTTGGCTTTCCATCTTTGTCCAGCTTCGGCACAAACTTGGTGGCCATGTCTGGGTTTTGAAAGAACCCGCCAATACGGTTCACGTCTTGCGGGTCCATAAACACGGTACGCCCAGATCTTGGTTGAATGCCAGTGCGCGTGTCCTTATGTTTCTCGCTACTGCGATTTCGGGTGGTCGTGGCATCTGAGTGATGAGCGTAGGTCGATCCGCGCTCAGTGCGGAAAACTGACTCAATGTCTTCGATGCCAGTTGGCAACTTGAATAGAGATTCGTAGTCCATGATCAGTAGTAAGCGCGTTTGCGTTGGATGATTCCGTCTTCTTCCTCATCTGATTGAAGACGCAAGAGTCCGCCCTGTCTAAAGCGAAGCATAGCCTGTACGGTCGAATCCACCAAGTCGTCATGCTCCGCATTTGGGAAAGCAGCCATCTGCTCAACCACCTCCCGAGCCCACCTGGTATCCGGCGCCCAAACCTTCCCCGACCTGAAGATATCGGCTATCGAACTCAGACGGGTGAACTTATCGTTTGGAACCTTCTTCGTTCCTCTAGTTGGGGTGTACTCTGAAACCACAAGCCCCATCGCTCTGAGTTCAAAGATCAAAGGAGCGCCCGCTGCCTTGGCTTCGATCAGACAGATGTCAGGCTCGTACTCCTTGTACATCTCAAAAGCCTTGTCCTTGAGTTCTGGGAACTCCATCCGCTTCTGGAACGCATCCAACAGAATGAGGTTCGGATCTCTCTCGTTCTCATCCTTATAGAACACGCCCCAAGTCGTACAGGCTGAGTAGTCGGCCTTCTCAGACTTCGTAAAAGCCGTGTCCCAAGACTGAATGATGAACTCACACTGCGGAGGATCGTCCTTCTCCCAAAGATTCCACCACTCCCTCTTGACTATCGCCCCCTCTTCGCCAGTAGGAGTCTGTTGATACTGAGCATTCCACTTGGAAATCGGGAGTTCTTCCTTCAAAGCCTCCAGTTCCCTCAAAGACCAGAACTCAGGCCACAAAGGTTTGCCAGAAGGCATGATCGCCGGGAGTTCTATCACCTCCCACTCCTCGGTTTTGTCCCGAGAAGCCGCATCCTTGATGATCCGGCCCGTCAAATCCCTCTCAGCCCACCGCGTCATAACGATCACGATAGCCCCACCAGGCTGCAAACGCTGTCTGGGACCAGAGGTGTACCACTCATACACCTTGTCAAACACTTCCGGGTTCCCCGCAGCAGCAGCTGCCTCCTGTTCAGAGTGCGGATCATCAATGATCAACAAATCCGCACCCTTACCCGTCACGGTTCCCCCCACACCAATGGCGAAGTACTCCCCATTCCTGTTCGTCGCCCACCGGCCAGCAGCCTTCGAGTCCTGCCTCAACGACACATCTGGAAAGACCCTCGCATACTGCTCACTCATCACCAAGTTTCTGACCTTGCGACCAAAGTTCACAGCCAAATCAGCCGTGTTCGATGTCTGAATCACCTTCTTCTGAGGGAACCGACCCAAAAACCAACTCGGTAACAGATAACTCGCAAACTCAGACTTAGTATGCCGGGGGGCCATATTGATAATCAGCCTCTTGACCTTCCCCTCAGCTATCTCCTCAAACTTCTTGGCCATCAAAGCATGGTGCCTCCCATGCACAAACCCCGGCCACATCGTCTTCACATAATGCATGAACGACTTATGAGACTTCTCCCTCTCCAAAGCCTCCTTGTACTCAGCCACCTGAGCCAGTAAAGCCTCCTGCTCAGCAACAGGCAACCTCTCAATCAAGTCTTCCAGCTTCATTCCAGATTCTTAAAGTTCACATACACAGGCCGAACAGACCTCCGACGGCCATCCAACCTCTTCAACGCCCCCAACTCCACCAACCTGTCCACTATCTTCTTCGTATTCCCCAACCCCATCTTCCCCCGCACATACGCTATATCCCTCAACGAAGGCGCAAACCCATACTTCTTCCACCACTCATCCACCACCAAAAACACCTCCCTCTGCGCCGGACTCATACCCACCTCCAACTCACCCCTATCCCCCCAAACACGCCTCATCTCCTTCGCCCCAACCACCACTTTTGGCCGACGAATCGCGCTTTTGTCTTTCAAAATCAACAACTTAGCACCCGCTTCTTCAACCATTTTGTGTCATCTGGTAACGTTACCACCCCATCACGGAAAATCAAGGACTTACGAGCGTTTCCTAAAGCACTTTATGTCATCTGGTAACGTTACCACCCCCATCTATGGTACCGGTTCAAAAAGATGACGGGGGGGGTTCGCCAGAATCGAGCGGTGTAGGGGGGGTTGGGGCAGAAATGGACGGGGGAGGTGACACTTCGGACGGGATAGTATGTCCAATGACCTGGGACTCCGCTGCGTCAGGCGCGGGGGTGGGGGCTGGGTGGGGGTCTGCCGCCGCCGTTTCGGCACTGCCCGGGCCTGATTCCGCCGACAATTCCGCCAGTAGATCGTTTGCTTGCGATTCCACAATGGTGGCGTCCTCCGCATTGTCGTGGATTAGCCGCTTTAGTTCGGCCATTACATTTGCTTTGGCATCGGCACTACTGGATATCGTTTTAATCTCTTTCCGCTCAGTAAATGCGGCAACCTCAGTAACTGTGCCCAATACCTTTGCCGCCGCGACTTTTACTGAATCCTTCGTTTCCGGGTTAATTACTACTGAAACTAGGGATTGGATTACCAATTCTCTTAAAGCGGCAGGGGTTCGGTATCTCGCGGCTTCTATTGCGGCTTCGTATGCTTCGACCTCTGCCCGTATCCTGTCGTCGCGCATTAGGTGATAGGGTTTGGACACTAGGGTATGGGGACTGGCGTCTGCTTTGTAGGCTGTTCTGTAGGCGTCAGCCTTAGTGGCGCCCTTTGCCACTTCTAGGGCAAACCTCTTTTGTTTTGCTGTTAGTTCGCGGGAAACGTCTTTTCCTAGGATGGACTCCATAGGGACTGTCTCTAGGCCTTCCCTTATTTGCTTTCTTGTTAGTTTGCTCATGTAGGACTGTTGCCCTTCGGGCTTGCGTTAGTTGCGGCCCTCATCATAGGGGAACAAACCCGGAACATCAAGCCTGGCTATCGATTCCGCCTTCCCGATAGCACCAGGCACTATCAGCACCCAGCATCCGATTGCAACAATCAATTGGACACACTCTGTGCACCACATAGGATAGCGACTGTCCTATCACCTACATGGAGTGTCTCTATGCTTACCCTTGACTACATCCAAGACCCGGGTCACGGATGGATAGCCGCCGATATCCATTCCCTTCGTGCCTACGGACTGACGGACAAAGTGTCTGCCTATTCCTACCGTGACGGAGATACGGTTTGGCTAGAAGAAGACTGTGATGCCGGACTCTATATCCGCGCCCTTCAGTCCGCCGGAGTCGCCTACCGTATCAAAGAAACACACACAAACCGTGACGCGTTTGTCCGCCGCCTTCCCCGTTTCCACGCCTAACCCGGAGCCGCACCATGAGAACCTACAACCCTTGGCGATTCGAAGAGTCCACGAAGACCATCCGTAGCATCCCTCAAAACCATTGGATTGCATCAATGGATTCGTGGGATGGTGCAGAGAACCATGCCGCAAATGCGCGACTGATTGCCGCCGCGCCTGATTTACTGGCGGCTCTTAGCGCAATGCTCGAAAACTGGGAATTCGGCGGATTGAAACCCTATCCAATCGCGCAAGTGCGCGCCGCTATCGCAAAGGCCACAACCCAACCCGGAGCCACAAAATGATTCGCATCAGCATTTTCGAGACAACCTACGAACCCGCAGAAGATGACGATACCGACTATTGCCCTGATGGGCGGACTCATGGAGTAGCGGAGGATAAGCCCGTTACCTTCCGGGAACTAGTCGGACTGTTGCGCGAATACGCGCACCCTTCATGCCATCCGGCCCGAGGTGAAACCTTTGAATGGCTATCCACAGAGCCGGAACAGGACTACATGACGGGTGAATGGACAGAGAGAACCATTCACTTCTCACACAAGAACAGACCTCATCAGTCCCGTTACTGGCGGCTTGCCATGAAAGCCGCAGGATTCGTTCGCTAACCACAAAACCGGAGAGTAACCATGCAAACCATACTGTTCGCGATTCCGCCGCGCCGCCTGAACAAAGCACGTGCCGAATCCATTACTGGCAGTCTAGGCAAACCGTCAAAAATGCCCGGGCTTGCCTATGGAATCTCTGCCAAAAAATGTAATGTTGGCGGAAAACTAGCCCTTGTCCCGGGTTCGGTTTGTGCGGACTGCTATGCCATGCGGGATAACTATTCTTACCCGTCAGTCCAAGCCGCTCACGAAAAACGGTTTTCGGGTCTGTCGTCCATATCGTGGGCGGATTCAATGGTGTTTCTAATCCGCCGCTCAGGGGAAACCTATTTCCGTTGGCATGATGCCGGAGACCTTCAATCCTTCCAACACCTACTGGATATCGTGCGGATTGCGGAATCCTTGCCTAGTGTGGCGTTTTGGCTACCTACAAAAGAAAAGGGCCTGATCTACCGCTACCGCGAAGTGTTCGGAGACTTTCCGCCGAACCTATGCGTGCGACTGTCGGGCGCGATGATTGACGGGAACCCTCCCGCATATGACGGGAACACTTCTACCGTACACAAGGCAAACGCGCCTATCGGTTCCGAGTGTGAAGCATACACGCGCGGCGGAAAGTGCGGAGAGTGCCGCGACTGTTGGAATCGCGATATCAAAAATGTGTCCTATCCGAAACACTAAGGGGTAAAAAATGAGTACAACCTACACCATAACCGAAGGGGCTCTAGTTCAGATGTATCACGGCAGACCCTGCCGAGCATGGGATCTGCCCGAGCCGCCTGCCAGTATCGCTAGCGTTTCTGTTGACGATTTCGGCGGGAATTGTTTCTGCGCTGTAATAGTTCTAACCGATGGCAGAACCGTTACGATTCCAGAATCCGGGCCCGTTCAAGAAGAAAACCCGGATCTTGCATTGATTTATTCGTCCCTCGATGCCGCATGGGAGTGCGAACCGGATCAAGAATTGCGGCTAATCCATCAACCCTGAACAAGTAAACAACGGAGAGTAACCATGAAAATCGAATTGAAAAATGTAAAGCATTCAGAGTTTGCAAGCCGCGAGACGGACTGTTTTCAAGCGTCCGTATATATCGACGGGAAGAAAGCCGGAACTGTCCAAAATGACGGGCATGGTGGATGCAATTACTACGAACCGTGGGAATTGGCAGACACTTTAAACGAGTATGCAAACACTTTGCCGCCTATCCGTTATGAGTACAACGGAGAAGAAAAAACCATTCCGGAAGAAGCCGATACGGTTATCGGAAACCTTCTTAATCAACATTTGCGACTCAAGCGACAGAAGTCACTATGCAAGGGCAAAACCGTGTACAGAATCCCGGGACACGACTATAAGGATGATGAATGGCACATTATCAAGAAGCCATTCGACCCGACCCTCAGAATGTACCTTGTCGGGCGATACGGCGCAGGGATTCGATTCCTAAACGATCAGGTGGGCGCATGAGCACAGAAGATCGACGCAAAGGGGCTATGGATTTGCTCGGCGCATTGTTCCTAGCCATGTGTGTTTTCCTGCCAGTTTTCCTATGGTGGATTGGAGTGATCAAGTGAAGCATTCAGAACACAAGTACCTAGACCTAGGCTACCGATTTGAGAAGGCCCGGACTCCAGCGGCCACCAGGTCGGTTGCAGCGGAGATCCGCGCCTTGTTGGAGTCCGAAACCATAGAAGACAGGGCGCAAGCCCGACACCTAGTTGAGCGTGGGCGACAGGAAGCCCGAGCAATACATTGAAAAGGGGTGACTCAATGTTTACCGTTCGCATAACTCATCAGGGAGGAGAGTCGAAAGACTTTCCCCTTGAGATATACAAGAGTTCCATTTTCGTGGGGTCGGAATGGATACCCTGCGGCAGTTTCTTCGTGCCCGAAGAAGCAGAGGAATACATGGGATTGGAAGGCGAAGCCATCGTCTATGCATTCCATGAAGGCCGAGTAATCCGCGACTGTTTGGATGATGAAGCAACTGGCTATCTTTCTTGGGAGTTGCTACTGGATGGCAAGCCCTGCACACACGAAGAATTTTCTATTGCAATGATGACAAAACTTGGAGCGCCGACCTATCGAATCCCCAGTAACCTCGACCACAAGTATCGCGGATGCGGTAACGGGGTAGTTACTTTGGATAAGACAAGCAAGAAAGTATTGGACTTTTCCTACACGGATGAAGACCTAAAACCAATGGAGGATCAGAACATAGAAATGTGCAAGGACGCAGGGAGAAAGATACAAGAAGACGATAAGACCGTAACCTATCGCGCCAACTTTTCTTCATACCAAATCTGCTTGTACTGACATGAACGCATACAAACAAGGCTACCTAGCCGGATATCACTTTGGGGATATCGCTCCCGATCCGACCTACAGGGGTGAAGAACTGCGCCAGTACTGGCGTGGGTTTGAACAGGGCGAGATTGACCGGGCAATGGGCACATTCAACGACGGAGCAAAAGATGAAAGACAACCTAGTGCAATTGGTTCAGCGACCAAGTAACGATAACGACTACCTACACGCAGCGTGGGTGATGGAAGAAGGCGGAAGTTTTGCCGCCGCCATTGGCGATGCATACATTGCAGCCGATCCTCAGAATCGGGCGCGACTGCGGGCCGCGTTCCCGGATCTGTTCACGCAGTTCTACAACCTGTACCTACAGCGCAATAACCAACAGGTGAAAGCATGACACCCGCCATCCTCACGAAAGAAGTCCGAGCGCGATTCAACGAAGCCGCGCAAGCCTTTTCCAAGAACCCGTCAGCATTGCACTGGGAAACCTTGTTGCGATCCATGATGGCATGGCAACAATGGCAGGTGATTGCGAAGACGCCAAAATTCGACCCGAAAGGGTTTGCACAAGGTGTGCGCCTAGTCAATTTACAGGATGCGATAACCCAAAAGACCCTGAGCATGAGCATGGACGAAGCCCTGGAAACCTTCGCCTATCAACCGCCATCCAATCAAGTGACGGGGTGAGAAATGGACAAAAAACAAGCCCTCGTAACGGCCTACCTAATGGGAGCCAGAGCGCGAACGCATGAGGACATGGTGGCAGCAGTCCGTCTGTCCAAAGTGTTGGAAAGCGCCCTCACCCCACGGGAGGTGGATGAATGCAAACTCCAGGCGGAGTTGGAGTTAGACCCCATGCGGGAGTATCATGGGTTCGATGGATAAGTCCAAAACCTTCTTCGGCATCTACATCTACGAAGATGAGAAGGGACACCTTCGCATCCAAGCAGACCACTACGGGCCGGGAATGAACTCTTACA